TTCTCTGCCGTCTTGGCTAATGCGCCAAGCAACCCGCCTTTGGACGCACGGACCTCACCGCCACTTGCTTTGGTAATGTCCGGGTCGTTGATGTCGTAAGTACCGCGATTGCCAAGGGCAGATTTAATTTGAGTTGGCTCAAATGCAACATACTCTTTGACTCCATTGTTGTCAAAAATAACTCCATCGTGGCCCATTTCAATAAATTTGGCACGAAGATCATCTGCTGTTGCTGATTTTGGAAGCCCCGCAAATTCTCTTGCAAGCAACTCTCGATCAACTTGTCGCCGCCCTTCAATTCTATTTTTTAACTCAACAGGATTTTTAATTGACAAATGAACTGGATAAACAGATCCGCCTGAAATTGAGTTTTCAGGATTTGTACTATTAAACCCAGCGTAAACATTGGCGGTTAGGTAATCATCAAAATAAAATCCTCTTCCCAAATAACCTTGATCTGTTGCAGATCCAATTTTGCTTGGGTCAAAGGATTTTATTTCTTGTTTTGATTTTGTTCCATGATAGACCCGTTTAGGAACTTTGCTTTCTTCAAGGAACTTGGCAAGGTTGGCTTCCCGCTCCGCCGTTGGCAATATCTCTTGTGCTCCAACGATCGCCCGTTGCGCTACCGGAACTGCCTTCGCCGCACGTTCCAATCCCTTCTCAGCCGTCTTGGCTAACGCACCAAGCAACCCGCCTTTGGCGGCCCGGACTTCGCCTCCTTGGGCCTTGTTCAAGTCGGGGTCGTCAATGTCATACGTCCCACGGTTGCCCAATGCAGACTTCAACTGCGTTGGCTCAAAGAAGATCACCTCATGCGGATCTCCGCGCTTATGCGGGTCCGCCAAGATCACCGAGTCATACCCGGCGTCCTTCACTTCTTTCAGCCATTGGTCAGGCAACAACTCAGGAAACTCTTTGCTTCCCCCGGCAAACACTTCCTGCGCCCAATCCACCATGCCGGGGTCATCGAGCATCAGAGGACGCTCTGCCCGGCCATGCAACGGCATGACGTTAACGCCCTCCCGAAACTCTTGGCTCCGAGATCCAATGTTGTGTTGGGCGGGTTGTTTCGTCTTGCTGGTCGTTGTCCAGATCGCCCGGCCGCTCATGGTGGGATCATCACCACCCGGCTTGAACGCTTTGATGTCCTTGGGCGTTGCGTGGTACAGCGGCTCCTTTACTTGAGACTTGGCCAAGAATGCCTCAAGGTTGGCTGCGCGTTCGGCCGCAGGCAAAACCTGTTGCGCCCCTTTGGTTGCACGCTCCAGCCCTTTCTCGGCGGTCTTGGCTATGCGCCCTAAGATCCCGCCTTTGTTCATGTGAACAATACCGCCAGTGGCAAAGTCGGTGATGTGTTGATCAAACGGAGTGTCGTAGTTGTCGTGAGGAAGCCATTCTTTTAATCGGTCGTTATCAAAACGGCTTCTACTTTCAACTGCTCTGGCTTCTTCTTCGCCAGATACTCTTTCATACGCCTTGAATGGATCGTCTATCCCCTCAAGTTGTTTGTATTTTTCAAGTTTGCCTTCAATGTCTTTCAAAGACTGTTCTGTTAACGGACGAATCTTAGCCTTTGGAGCCAAAAGAGTTAATAGTTCTCTTTCTTTGTCAGCGGAATACTTTAACGCATCTCTTTCCGCCATTTTTGCGGCCATCAGTGACGGACTAGCCCCGCCTTGCCACCCTTCTATTTGCTGAACGGCGTGTTGCAACTCATGCAACGTAGTATCGCGCAGATCTCTTTGCGGAAAATCTCCGTTCAAAACAATTGTTTTTGTTTCTGGTTGGAAGAAACCAGAACTTCTTTCACTTGCAGTATAGTCAGGATTGGTTGGGTCTAATTGCTTAAATGGCCGGTCAAACAACTCTGGATACGCAGCCCTAAGTTCAGGATGGTCTATAAACTCAGATGCTTTGCCCTTGACATTATATATTGCATCTTGCAATTCTTTTTTATAATAATCCTTTACATTCTGTTGTTCTTCCGGGGTTGACGCGGCCGCCATTGACCGTTCCCGGCGCTTTTCATATTGATCAGTCTGACGCCGTCTTGCGGCTACCGGGCTGTACGTCATAGCAAAATCAGGAATCTCTTGGCGCAACTTGCCATCCGCGGCTCGAAACGTCCCGGTTGCTTCCCAGATTTCCATCGGGTCTTTGCCCTGACGCTCCATCTGTACCGCAAGGTCGGCCTTGGCTTGATTCCAAGTCTTGGAGTTTGGCCCCATCATGATCTGCTTGGGCGCAGCACCGGTTGCCGCGGCAACCTTGTTCATAAGGTTGTACGCCGGCTCGCTGGTTGCAAGATCCTTGACCGCTCCCTTTGCCGCCTGCCCGGCCCTCTTGGCAGCCTCAGCAGCCTGCTTCTGGCTCAACCGTACCGCGGCAGTGTCAACCCCTTGCATTGCACTGGCAAGCGTTGGAAGGCCCGGCCCGATCGCCGGAATCTTCAGGTAATCCATCAGGTCCATCGGCGGACCCATGACCTTCATCATCGCCTCAACCGCTTCCATCTCCGCTCTGGTCTTAGGCGTCCAAGCGTACTTCTCCTCGAACTGCTTGCCCTTGCCAATTATCTCGGCACCGAGCCCGGCCATCGAGTTGCCCATTACGTTAAACGGGGTGCGGACGTAGTCAAGGATGTCGCCCTTGGGCATCGTCGCCAAGTAGGCTTCCATCGCCGCTTTGTTTCGACGGTCCTGTTCTAACCACTCCCGGCGGGTCATGCCACCCGGAATCAACGCAGGCGCATCGAGGTCAACAATGTCAGGCTTGCGCCTTACCGGATTGCCGGGCATATCTGTTTCCTTTGCAGATTACCCGCCATCATATCGCGCCTAGGCTGTCAAGTCACTACAGGATTGGCGTCAGCCCACTTCCTGCAGTTGATTGCGCACATCTTGCACAACCCGCGGCCCCGATCATCTACCGTTAGAAACGGCCGCCTCTTCAACAACCCCTGCCGGTACGCCTGACAGAACGTATCCCTACCCCACCAAATGTGAGCCCTTCGTTCTTTTTTTTCCGGCTCAATCATATATATCATCTATATATTCTCTTTATCTATCAATCACTTACTATGTTACCTGCTGGGTGGTGGACGAAACCTAGCCCTCCCTAGGTTCCTTCAATGTGTGCTGTAACGGAGCCACGCATACCCGGCAGCCGTTCGATCTCGGGCGCTACCTTCGCCACCCTCGTGCCTGTCTCAGATCTATCCCACAGTAGGCACTATCCCCCATCCCCTGTCGTGTTGTCCCCGACGAGATGGGCGGTCAGGCGCAGAACGCAAAAAAGCCGTTAAGTCTGACCCCGGTGGAACCACACAAAGGCTTGTGACCTTTGAGGAACCCCATGCGGGGTCGGGATCAGGCTTAACGGCTCTACTGCAAGGTGTTCCACTCCTCACAGTGCAGATGTTAGTCCATCTAAGTGCGACGTGTCAACAACTTCTTCGCACTCCGGGCAAATGTTCTCCGCCCACTTCACCTCGAACAGGCGCTTGCACTTCACGCAGTACCCCTGCAGGGGGGCTTCATCGCTAGGCATCAGTGCATCTCCCCGAGCATATTGACCCTCATCATCACGATCGGAGACGAGTCCCCAATGTAATTCCCTACCACCTCGCTGCCTACCGATGCAGCCGCCTCCTCCCAAGTGTCGCCGTGCTCCTCCATGATCTGGGCAATCATCAGTTCCCCGTCGTAGATCATACGGGTCACCAGCCGGCCGTTGTCCCATGTCTTGCAGGCCCCCAACTCGCACGTCTCAAACCCCTTGATCCTCGCCACCATCTCGGTCATGTCGTCATTGTGCATACGGATTCTCCCTTCTTCTTGATCGGCCACTGTCAACGTAATCATCCTCGTCCCAGTCATCATCAGGCGGGGGATCGATATCCAACCACCCACTATCCCGCAAGAACCTCAGAGCCTGCGTACAGGCGTCCACGAAGTCGTCATGGGTGGACTCAGGGAACGAGCATATCTGGCTCACGAACCCTTCCGCCCAGTCCCTGACGTAGCCTTTCCTGTTGCTGCTCTCCGGTATCCATACCCGCCCTCTCGCAATGATGTTGGACACGATGTTCAACCGCTGCATCTTGTCAGCCCTACCGGGGTTGTATGCCCGGATTGGTAGGTGCGCCCTCTGCAGGTCCTGTATCAGCGAGATCCCCGCGGACTTGTCCTCAATCAGCAGCAGGTCTACGCGCTTTTTCTCTTTCCCTTCGCCGTAGACCGCGCCGTACTCCTCGACCACCTTCGGTCGCAGGTCAGGGTATTGCAGCCTCTCCTGCCAGCAGTCGATTACCATCACTGCCATCGGGCCATCCAAGGGCTTGAACACCCCGAACGTGATGCAGGCTGTCGGGTCGTTCTGGACCTTCTCGCTCGTGGCCACGTCATAGGACTGGATGATGTACTCGAACTTGGGGAACGGCTTGCCATTGGGCCACAACTTGAACATATCCCTTTTGACAATGCCCGACTCCTCAGGATCGATGATCTCGGCGTAGATCTCTTGGCGGCCTAGCGTAGTCCCTTCGTACTGCAAGATTTGCTTGCGGAAGTTGGCGCTTAGGTTGTCGAGGTTGGTATACGTCGATGCTGTCGTCACCGCTACGTCGTCACCGTCCCGGCCGATCAGGTCGATGATCAAATCTTTGGGTCTCGGCGTAGTCGTGCAGATGATCCGCGTCTGTTGGCCAAGTCGGACCCCGAATTGGATCTGGTCCCACGCCTCCTGCAGGTATTCCCACGCCGCCAACTCATCGCACCAACCCCCGTGGAACTGAGGACCGCGGAAGCGCTCGGGCTCCGACGCCGGTATGCCCTTGATCAGCGACCCGTTGGTCAACTTGATCTCGTGCAGCGCTTTGTTGTAGTCCGACACTAAAGCCGAAGGAATGACCGACATCAAACCCGAGTCCCCCTCGAAGCAAGTCGAGCGCACGTCACTGCTCGTAGGAGCCGCTACAAGCCAGCGGGTACCGGGCTGGGTCCATGCCCACCACCCAACTTGCTCCGCGGCCGTGCGCGTCTTCCCAGCGCCCCTGCCGGCCAGCAGCAGCCAGACTGACCACCAGTCCCCGGCAGGCAGGATCTGGTGCCTGTGCGCCTGCTGAAGCCACCTCATCCGCCATGCCCAAGCCACCTGCTGATTAACCGGCAACGTCAGGAATTTACGCTTGGTTTCCGGGTCCTTGAGGATCTCGACCACGTCAGGCGGCAGTTTTCCCCCGCTTTTGACGGGATTTCCCACTTCTACTGATACCGGCCGGCGAGCAATCGAGACAATTTCCCACTTTGACCCCCAAAACAGGGGTGAAAATGGGAGGTCACTCTTCGATCTGCCGCGTCATCTCGGCATTTTTAAGGATGCTCTCGAACATCTCCGCGGTCTGGATGTTGATCTGTAGCGGGTTCTCTGCGTCCCCGGCAAGGATCGCCCGGTCCCCATACTTCTTGGGGTTGAACTTGGCCAGCAATTTGAGCCTAGTCTCCACCTGCAGCCGCCTGTGGCCAAGCATATCCTCGCGGGTATACATCACCTTACCGTCGTCAGTTTCAACGATCTTGCGCCCTTCTACGGGCGTGTCCGCTATGGCCAAGCATTCCTCAGCCATCTTGTCATAACCGATATCCCGGGCTCGCGCGATTGCTGCGGAAAGCGACTCATCGCGCCCCATCCAATCATAAACAGTACGCCACTCAGGCATATGATCGCGCCTGCAGATCTCCCTCAGTGGAACTCCCTCAGCCAGTCCTTCACAGATCTCTGCTGCTACTGCTGGGCTGTACTTAGATGGGCGTCCAATCTTCTTTGCGGCCTCGGCCATTGCCTGAGCGCCGGAGAACGCTTCAATGGTCTCGGCGGCCATTGCGGTCTCGATCTCTTCGATCCCAATAGCGTCAATGTACGCCTTCGTAGCGGCTTTCTTGGCCTTCTTTGCGGGCTTGAGCTTGAACGCTCCTACCTTGCCGTCGGCTATCTCAGCCTCTAGGTTCTCTAAACTGTTCGCGTCCGACATAGTTTCAGTCTCTTTGCGGTGAAGCCTTGATTTTACAGGGTATTTTGCAAACGTGCTAGAACATCAACGAACCCATCCGGTTCCCACTGGGTTCCCAGTCGGTTCCAGCGTGGTTCCCAGTGGGTTCGCGCAAGCCTTGCTGTTCAGGGGCGTTTAGTTGCACTCATGCTGTCACCTTGTCGCGCAGGTTTACGGTCGCTTCATAAAGCTCTTGCATTGTTGAGTCGTAGTTCAAACCCAATTGCTGGCGTAGCTCTGCAAGGATGACGCAAACCCACTGAGCCGCATCTTTTGTTGTGCTGTCTATGCACTGACTGGATTTGACACCGGAAATAGCGCGGTCAGTTTTTTCGATGGTAATTTGATTGTTCATATTGCTCTCCTGTTGGGGCCGAAGCCCCCGAGGTTTGGTTATCAGACTGCCCAGCGCTTTGCGCGGCTACGGGCACCGGCGAGGTACTTGGCTACCGCGGCTTGGCGCTCTTGCTCGGTGTTGCAGAAGTTCCACGGCTGGCACGCGCCAAAGTCCTCTCCGCCCCGCGTGGCCTGTGCAAGCCAGCAAAAATAAGTGCCGGGCGCAACGAGTAAACAAGACTCGCCGTTCTCAGGTACAAACTCCTCGAACACCTTTACGCAAA